GGCCCCTGCCATGCAGCAAGGCGCAGATGCGGCCCGCCTGCTTTCTGAAACCGATGTCGGTGGCGGTGAAACCCTTCTCAACAGGATGCTTCCTGCGTGATCCTTGATCCGAACGACGCTGAATTTCTCCTGTCTCGCCCTGAGTTCCGACGCTTCCTTTATGCCGCGATTCAAAGCGCTGGCATTCTCGGACATCACGCTCCTGCCAATGGGCAATTAGGGCGTGACCTCGGCCATTTCGAGGGACGCCGAAGCCTGGGGTTCGACCTGCTGCAAATGGTCGATGGCGGTCAACCTGAACCGCTTCGTTCGCCGCAAGCGCTGGCGACCATTGATGCAGCAATCCGCGAAGCATTGAACCCCAAGGAGCCTAGCAATGGCAGACGAAACCGTAATCGAGACACCGACCGATACAACGCCCTCGGAAGTGACGACGGAAACGACGGCTGATGCTGTCGATGAAACCGTTCTCGGCGGCGCGGTGGATGACGAACAGGCCACGACCACGGAACCGGAAAACAAGGCGGAGGAACAGCCCGCCTCCGTAGTGCCTGAAAAGTATGAACTCGCCCTTGAAGGCATGGACATCGACGCGGATCTTCTGACCGCTGCCGATCCTGTGTTCCGTGAACTCGGCTTGTCGAACGAGCAGGCTAATGCCCTGCTGCCGGTGGCCAAGCAGATCATGGACAAAGCTGTCTCTGCGCAGTCCTCGCAGATGACCGACCTGATGGCGGCTCAGCGCAAGGAATGGCTCGATGCCTTCAACGCTGACCCCGATATCGGCGGCGCGAACCGCGAACAGACCGTTCACTTGGCTGGCAAGGCCATGGACGCCCTTGGTTACACCGAAGGCCATCCGTTCCGCCAGCTTCTCACCGAATCCGGACTTGGCAACCACCCTGATATGATCCGCATGGCGCGGCGTCTCGGGGAACTGGTTGGCGAGGACGGTGACTTCGTGCGCTCCGGTGCAGGAAGTGCCTCGCAAGTGCCGCTCGAAAAGCGGCTCTATCCCAACGATTAAAGGGGGTAATTATGGCCGTTCTTGGCACCACCTATTGGAATCTCATCGATGTCATGAAGGCAGGCGGTGACGGGATCGGCGATGTTGTCGAAGCCCTGACCCAGCTGACGCCCTTCATGAAGGACGCAAACGTCATCACCTGCAACAAGGGCGCAAAGCATGCGTCCTCGATCCGTACGGGTCTGCCTTCTGTTTCGTGGGGTGCGCTCTATCAGGGCATCGCACAGAGCAAGGGCGCTTATACGCAGGTCGAAGATACGACCGGCTTCCTTGAAGGCCTGTCGAGCGTCGACAAGCGCCTGCTGGACCTGAAGCCTGACCAGGCTGCAAAGCTGCGCATGATGGAAGCCAATGGCTTCTTCGAGCAGTTCTCGCAGACCATGGAAAGCGCGATCTTCTATTCGAACGTGATGATCAACGGCAAGCAGTTCCACGGTCTTGCACCGCGTTACAACTCGCTGGCCAATGCCAACGTCATCAACGCTGGCGGCTCGGGTTCAGACAACGCTTCGATCTGGTTCGTTACCCATGGTGACGGTCAGACCTCGGCGATCGTGCCTGAAAACATTCCGGCCGGTGTGCAGCGCGAGGACAAGGGCGAACAGCGTGTCCTCGATGGCAACGGCAACCCGTACTACGTGAAGGAAGAACTCTTCACGCAGCACATGGGCGTCACCGTCAAGGATTGGCGTTACAACTCGCGCATTGCCAACATTGACGTTTCGGACCTGATCGCTGGTTCGACTGCGCTCAATCCGCTGATGCGCAAGGCTTACTACAAGCTGCAGGGTCGCCGTTCGTACAAGATGGAAAAGCCGGGCGAAATGTCGCCGGGTCGCACCGTCATCTACATGAACCGCACGCTGATGGAAGCTCTGGATGCGGAACAGACCAACGGACGCGGCGGCTCGACCGACAACTTCGTTCGCCTGCGCCCGATGGAAATTCAGGGCGAGGAAGTGCTGACCTGGCGCGGCATTCCTATCCGTGAAACCGATGCTCTTCTGAGCACCGAAGCCGCCGTTTCGTAAGGAGATCGACCGATGATTTTCGATAACACGCTCCTGCTCTCTGACGGGCAGGCAATCACCGCCGACGCGGCCTCGACCAACGTGATCGATCTCGGCGCAACCGGCACGCCTTATGGCGGTTCGGCTCTGACCCGCGATATCGGCATCGGGGATAGCGTTCCCCTGTCGGTCCGCGTCACCGAGACGTTCAACAACCTGACCAATATCGTGGTGCAGGTTCAGACCTCTCCGGATAACTCGACCTGGACCACCATTCAGGGCGGCGCGACTGTTGCGCTTGCCTCGCTGGTGGCTGGCTTCCAGTTCGATGTGCCTTCGCGTTTCCCTGAAGGCACCAAGGCGCGCTACGTTCGCCTGTTCTATGACATCACCGGCACCGCTCCTTCGACGGGCAAGATCACCGCTGGCGTTGTCATGGCTCGCCAGACGAACAAGACGATCGGGGGTGCGTAATGAAGACCTATCGCGCAACTGAAGCCGTCTATGTCGATGAACGCTATATCGCTGCTGGCGAAGTGTTCTCGACTGCGGCTCCCAAGGGCAACACTTGGGAAGAGATCGACGCGCTCGATCACGATGCCAATGGCAAGAAGGGCGGGAGCAAGCCTCGCCAGACTGCCGAGTAACGGGGGCGGGCCGGGGGAAACCTCGGCCCCTTCAGTATGTACCAAGGCAAAGACCTCAATCTTTCCAGAATACCACAGACGCGGGGGCAGATCGTTCCTGCGCCCACTGTCGCGGCGAATGGCACGCAAGTCATAGACCATGAGGATCGCATCGTAGCGCTTGAGGCTGCTGTGGCTGCATTGCAGGCCGATGTGATTACCCTTCAATCTGACGTGGCTGATCTGCAGGCAACCGTCGCTGATCATGAAACGCGCATAGCGGCGCTTGAGCCGTAGCGATTCAACCCCGCAATGCTGGGCCTTATCCCCGCACAAAAGGGGTTTGATATGGCCAGTCTGATCGTTTCCTATTTCGACAACGTGGATTTGGGCGTTGCTGGTTTCCCGCTTGGCAGCGAAACCATCACCACCTCCACCACTTCCGCAGCGGGGAACGCGATTGACACTCGCGCTGAAGTCTGCGGCCTATACTCCGACACTGCGCACTACGTCACCATCAGCCGTCATAACGAAACCAAGGTGGCCACTGCGGGCAATAGCTTCTATGTCCCCGCAAATCAGGTTTATTGGCTGCGGACGTTTGTGGCGGCAGGGCAGACGATCAAGATTTCCGCGATTACTGCCTGATGGCTACCCTTCTGGAACTCTGCAATCGTGCGCTCGGGCAGATCGCTGCTGGAGCGATTGCTTCGTTCGATGAAGGATCGCTTGAAGCAAGGGAGTGCGAGCGGTTCGCGCAGCCTCTGCTCGATGAACTGGCTGACTGGACGGAATGGCGGTGGTTGGTCAAGCGCGTGGGTCTCGCTATCGTCACGAACGACCGCCCTGCAGAATGGCTCTACGCCTACGCTCAGCCTACGGATATGGCACAACCTCTTGCCATCCGTGAACCTGAAGAGGACGCGCAGGGCCTACCAACGTTCGGGCCATATGCCTTCCCAATGCAGGATAGCTTCCCGCTCGCCTTTCTCAATGAGGGCGGCGTCATTTACACCAACGTTGAAGCTGCGGTGTTGGTCTACACCCGCAACAGTGTGACGCCTGCTGACCTTCCGCCATTGGTGCAGCGTGCATTCGAACTTGAACTTGGGGCACGCATTGCTCTGCCTATCAAGAAGGATTCGAAGGTTGCGCAATATCTGTCGCAACAGGCGGAAGTAGCGCGACAGCGTGCGGTGTCAGACGAGGAAAACAAGCGCCAATCGTTTGAGCGCCGCTATGTCTCACAGGCTGAATATGCTCGGGCAGGCGTCGGGAACTATGTGCCGTGACGTTCCGTGTTGCACAGCCCAATTTTAGCCGGGGTGAACTTGCGCCGCAACTCTATGGCCGGTTTGATGCTGATGTCTATTCGGCTGCGGTCAAGAAGGCACGCAACGTCATTGTGCTCAAGTATGGTGGATTGACCAAGCGGCCGGGCACGCAGTTGGTTGCAGAGATAATTGATCCGACCAGACCGACGCGGCTTGT